CTCAAGTAGAAGCAGGGCTTGCATATATCCAAAGAAAATATGGTGGCAATATATGTAAAGCACTCGGAAGTAATCTCGGAAGGGGGTGGTACTAATGGCTAATGAGGCAATCATCAGTGAACTAACCAATCATTTGATTGACGAACACTTCACTTGGTCAATAGAGGATTGCAAGCCAGCAACCCTGCGTGATGGAATCAAGTGTGAACTTCTATTGAAAACCGTACTGGACTATATGATTGGAGCAGGTTATGTTAACGAAACCAAAGTACCATAGGATATTAAGTCAGATTGAGGAACCAAACGGAACAATAACTTACAGACTGCGGTATAACTATGAACTGTTTAAACAAGGTGCATGTGTTGGCATAGACACAGAACTTTTTTATCCAGTAGAAGAAAGAGAAAATCCTGACTACATAATCAAAAGACTATGCGCTAACTGCCCAATCAAAGCAGAGTGTTTAGAGTGGGGATTGGTACATGAAAGATTTGGAACATGGGGTGGAACAACTGCGCTGGCACGAAAGATTATGAGAAGAAAATTAGGTTGGAGAGTGAGTGAAATCTCACTTAATCCGACACGAGGGGAGTTGCACTCAGTTTAATATGTGCGATACACTTCCCTACGAGGCACTCACCTAGGTTCCAGTCCCGATGGTGGGTGCCTTCTATAATTTATGTATGTTGTGCATCAATTCAAATACTTGATTAGCAAGTTCATCTAAAGTTCCATCATTATATATAACATGTTTAAACATAAAGTTATCCATAGCATGCTCGCTCTTATGACGATTAACTGGTGCATGATTGTGTCTGTTTATACGCCACACTTCACCACCCTTTTGTTCAATCGCATGTGCTTCATTAGGAAAGCGCACATCAGAGAACACAACCCGCTCATATTCATCGGCTCGTTTAAACGCTTGGTCAATCCAAAAGTTTTCTCCAAACAATTCACGCCCAACTTCGGTACCAAACACCTGTAATAATCTACGGACTTCGGGATTAGACTTGGCTACTTCCCAACCATACTCGTTAACTAAATCCTCAACGCGTGAGTTATCACCGAGCAATGGGTTTAAAGTAAAGACTGCATCGCGTATAGGCAAGGCAAAGGATATGCGCTTGAACGAATAGTTTAAACAAAGCAACTCAGCAACGGTATCTTTACCTGACTGTGCGTATCCACTCAATCCAATAATCATTACAATCCCAATCCAATAAGTATTTCCATTACCAATTTATAGAACTCCAAATCAAGGAGCAACATCTGCAACTCCAGCAATATAGATTTCATTTCAGTCCCCACTCTCTTCTTGGTTTCTTATCTCTGCTCTTGCCTCTGCATTGCTACGCCTACGACTACGGCTACGCCAAACAGGTGGCTCACCACCAAGTCTATCTTGTAACTTATCCAAGGCACGCTTAACACGCTTGCGTATTGCCTCATCACTAGCACCATAAGTTTCAGCGAGTGCAGAAAATTCCATACCACCATGTGCATAACGCATACGCAACAGGTCTTTATCGTTCTTGTTTAAACGGTCTAAACCAAATGCAACATCTGACAGCAAGGCTAATCTGTTGCCACCCTCTGATGGTTTACTTGTATGAGTGATGAACTCTTGCGACATATCAGGTGTATCAACCCAACCAATATGCTCCCATACATCAGGCAATAACTGATGTAATACCTCATGGGTATAGTAAAAAGAATCTGCCATGGGTGAACGAGAGTATCTTGACCGCTCTTTAGCAACATACTTCTGTGCTTCATTGTAGAAAGTTCTGCGTAATTTATACTTTAAACTTTCCTCATCTTGCCACTGTTCAATCTTGTGCCAGTGCTCTAGTGCCCATAAGGACATATGCTGGTACAAATCATCAGTGCTTACAAGCCCACGATGGATACGATTGGAACGGCTTGCCACCTGTCGGGCAATACTATAAATGGTTTCCCAAACTTTATCTTGTTCATCCATCTTTAGTTTCCACCTTCTCGTTCTTTAATTTACGCATTGCCATAAGCAAATCATCAACGGTTATGAGATAACCCTTACTTTTATTAGGAGGGATTTCACAAGTTATCTCACGACCAAACTCTTTAACTGCGTAAAGTACATGTGATGTTGGAACTAAAAGCACGCCTTGTTCTAGCACAAACGCCCAGTACTCTGCCTCAGTTACCATTACACCCGATGGTTCCCATGATTGGGATTTCATATACCAACACTCAACTTCTATGTATAGGTTGTTGGTGACCCACCATTTTCTATCTCGCTTAACTTCAACCTTCTTGCCTTGAGTAAGCAGTTCCTCAACTAACTGTTCACCCTTGCGCCCATAGCCAAAGTCCAAATCAAACGCTGAATTTTTAACCAAGGTTAAGCACCCACTCGTCTGCGCAATCCATCTGCTCCCTCGGTTAGGAACACATCATTAACATCTTGATTATCAGGCATGAATACAGGGAATACATTGTCTAGTTCACGGCTAATTGTCTTAGCCATTTCTCTGCCAGCATTATCACCATCACAAAACAACATAATTTTATCCCAACCATCTAGCACTCTTGAGTAATATGGTTTCCAGTTATTAGCACCAGGCAATCCAACTGCAGTAAAGCCAACTTGAGTTGCAATGATGGTATCAATCTCACCTTCACAAACAACTAACATGCTACTGTCTTGAGTCAGTGCACCAATGTTATAGATGTGAGTGGTAGCACCAGGGCGAGAAAGATACTTCGGTCCACTGTCATTGTTTAAACTGCGGAAACGAATATCAATTACACCTGATGGTGTTATGTATGGAATTGCTAACTTGCCCTGATATATCTCGTGTCCTGTTTCAGGATTCGCCACGAAGCCGAGGCGGAACATACGAGCCGTTGCCTCTGTTATACCGCGAGTCACTAGATACGGAAGCGCCTCTCCTAGGTTTCTTTCGTAGTTCTCTGTTGCCTTCGCCAGTAATTCCCTCTGCGATTTTGAGAGCCTCACCATAATTAACTCCTTCTCGTTTCATGATAATTGAATAAACATCTCCAGCCATGTCGCAAGCAAAACATCTAAAGCCACCGCCATCAATGTTTAAACGAGCCGACTTAACATGGTCATTGTGAAATGAACATCTAACTGACATCCATCCACCACGATTGTTTGGAATCGTGAAGCCGTAATGTTCCAGTACTTTTACTATGTCGTGCTTAGAGGTTGGGGAGGACATCACTGAGCCTCTGGACGACATACGCTTCTCCTATTCCTTTATTACTAGCCTTGATTATTACTAAAGGTGTTGGTCTTACCTTTAATTTTTTCTGATTCATATAGTTATCTGCTTCGGTATCTGCCTCACGCAACCAACCCGATAGGTCAATACGACCATCACGCCTTGGAGCCTTAGCCTCTACAACATAGGAGCCGTTAACTCCTGGCACATAAGCATCACCAACATCATTGCGCCCTGAACGCGGTAGGCGTTGTGCGTTTAAACCGTTGGACATAAACCAATCCACCAGTTCTATTTCAAAGTGTGCACCTCTACGCTTGTTGCTCTTCTGCTGACTCACGCTCTCTCCTCTCTGCTAACTCAACTGCTCCCCAATAAAGATTGTAATATGCATCATCAAAGGCAAACCGTTTCATGTGCTTGGCTATCACACCAGTGTGAGCATGAACAGGAATACCTGACTGTCTAACCTTGCGGAAGAAAGCAATGTCCTCACCAATAAACTTATCTCCCTTTTCGTTATTCTCACCAAACCAAAAATCATCGGGAAACTTTTCGTTCAATGCTTTTAGTACGCTCTTGTGCATTAGAACTAAACCCATACCAGCGTTGTCAACTTTAACTACTTGATTCTTAGGTAGTGGATGTAAGTAAGAAATTTCATATTCATTATTACCTTCATTAAATACACATGGCATAGGCTGCATCAATGAACCTTCCATCTGTTTAGATATAAAGTAAACCCCACTTACTACGGGGCGAGCAACCTTGTCTGCTGTATCCCATAGGGTCTTGAGCATCTCTTGTGTTAATACAATGTCAGAGTCAACCCACAATGCCCAGTCAGTGCCAACCTTTTGCCACATCTCAATGGCTGCTTGGCGCTGTCTTGCTATCTGATTACCTTGTACACGGATAGCGTTATTGATTGGCACGCCGTATGTATGTGCATGTATCAGTGTATAAACTAAACCTTCTGTAAACTTGCCATCTGTTGTGCCGTTGTCGCACCAAATTATAGATAGCGTTTCTTTATTGCTGTGAGCCATCGCGCCTACTTTCCAGTTGGTCTATAACTAACATTGCATGTTCTGCTAGTTGTTTAAACGAATCGCTCATCATTTCAAGTCGTTCGGCAATTTCCTCTCGGCAATCTTCTCCGTGTTCTTCTTGGAGATGTATAGCAAGTTGACCCACATAGTCAGCAAACTGGACTGCTTCAAGCCAGATGGAGGAAGGGTTGAAGATTTTATCTGTTGCTTCATCAATGTGTTCCACAAACTCAGGTAGTTCATTGAGGAGAGTTTCCTTCATTGACTGTGGTAGTTGTGACTCCAGTATCGCTTTCTCCACCATCTTCGGGGTGACTGAGGGTTTCTCCATCATATAATTTGTCATGTTCATTTTGAGTAAGGTCTTTAAATTCTTTTTTTTCCGTTTCCTGCCAAACATAAGTTCTCCATCCCACTGTCCAAGTAAAGTTTTTAGGTAAAAATTGCAACTGTTTTTTCATATCTTCAAGCAGTGGTTCTGTCGGCACAACTACACTTTCACTATTTGGCGAGCCGATTAACTCACCCATGTTTTCTATTAATCTTAATTCCCAAGTCATGTTGTTACTGCATCCTTAATCTGCATACTTGCAGGGTCGTAAGATAACCAAACTGGTGAGGCACCATTGGCATCTGCTGGTCCGTATCTATTCTTAACAGCGCACACACCCATGGAAGCAATCTGTCCAAATACTGTAAGTATCAGAGAAGGAGTCTGTGCAATTTTTCCATGCAGTGATGAGCGTGGTGGACATGGATTACCAGTAACGCCCTCGCTAGTGTGGTGACAAACAACCACAGCAGCGCCAGTATCTCTTGCCCACCACTTGAGTTCACGCATGAGGGTGCGTAGCCCACCCCACTCATCTTGTCCATCTAGCGTGACATCAACCGCATTATCAAGAACTATAAGTTCAACATCCTTACCAGTGCGTTCTCTCGCTGCAAGGATTGCATCTTCAATATCTTTTAATGTTGGGGCAGAATCAAACTCCCACATAATATGGTCAGCAGGTTTTAACATCTGCGCTGCCCACTCTCTATCTGCTTCCATCATAGGTTCAACCTCTGCTTGTGTTCTGTTGGTTAACATTGCAAGCAAACGCAAACTCATAGTATGAGAGTGTGTATCAGCAGATATGTAAAGTGTTGGCACTTGTGCATGTACAGCAAGTGATAAGGCAAAGGTAGATTTACCAGCACCTGGTGGTCCTGCAACCATACTAACTTCGCCTCGCCTAAATGCTATCTGTTGCTCCATCAGGGAGCGCCACACTGTTGGAAGCGTGGCACCACCCTGTGAAGCAGTTCTGATTGCGCGAGAAAGAAGGCGCATTTGTTATGCAGAAACCTTGTTTTGGCAAGCCTGACCCTGTGGTTTAGGGCAAGCATAAAATGCCTTGTAAGGGCGACCAGTAGATTTAGCAATACCTGCTGGTACAAAACGCATAGTTCCTCCACCACATGCACAGTCAGGTGTACCTGCTGGTGCAGGTGCTGCTGGTGCAGATGGTGAACTAACTACTTGTGATTGAGGGAAGGCGTTCTTTACAACAGCCATGCCCTCAGTTGTTTTTTCCAAATCAATTAACGCAGCAAGGCGCTCAGTAATTTGGTTTAGCAAATTATCAAGTTCAGCACCATCGTTAGCACGAAGGTTAATTAACATGCCATCTTTCTTGGTTTTGAAGTTGATTTGGATTGGTGTGTTTTCACTCATTTGTTTCTCCTAGTTCGGGATATTTGTGAGAGTCTATACCTTTGACTGCATAGCAAGCATGGTTGACAGAACATGTACCACACATAAATCCAGGTTGTGGTATGAATATGTTGTTATCAACTGCAATTTTAAAGCCTCTTAAGTGTGAACCTAAACGACTTTCTGTGTAATGCTCTAGGTCTACGGGGGTAGTTAATTCCCCTGTACGAGCCATAAAGTACGCACCCTTGGTAGGGCGAACACCTATGGTTTTCTCGCACATGACGGCATAGGTTCCTAGTTGTGTGTGGCTGGCTGGTTCATTTTTTGAAGTCTTAATATCTATAACAGTAAGTTCCCCTTCGGGAGATACCATCAATCTATCAAGAAATCCTTTCATCAGTACTCCGCCAACTTCAACATTAAGTTCTGTTTCAACAGCGAAGGTACCATCTGAAAGTAAATAGGGAGTGTAGGGTCTTTCTTGTTTACGCCACTCAATCCAGTAGTGGAACATTTTAGGTCCATGTTCTAACCACCAACTAGCATCCTCTTTGTTTGGATACTGTTTGCTTGCCCTACCTCCTGCACGGAAAGGCATCCCGTTATTTGCCAAGTCGTAGTTCTTTTGCCAAATGTCTACAAAGACTGCACGACAATCTACATCTGCAATCTGTTGCATTTTTGGTTCCATGAGGTCATACCACTCGGTGCACTCGTGCACAGATTTACCCCCTACAAGCCAGTAGGATGGGTTCTCAGGCACTTTCTGTATACGGCTAAGATAGTACGACCACCCACAGTTTAACCATGTGCTCATGGCGCTGTGAGAGATGTAGTTCTTGCCAGTTTTTTCTTCAAGTGTCATAGCAATGGAGGAGTTTACACCCACCTCGCTCCTCTATCCTGCGACACGCCGAATAAATTACAATGATGTCATTTGATTTTGAGTCGTGAGTATACTCCTGTTCGTGAGGAACAGGATAAGTGTATGTGGTTGCTGAAGCGTAAGCGGAAGCAACACTCTGCACTGCAAAATTACCGTGGTATTCCAACGCATGTGTGTCCCTGTGGCTCAAGACTTTTTAGAGTTGGATGCATGTTTGAAGATAATCAAATTTCATTATGGTTTACAGATGCAGAGTGTGCTGATTGTGGCGCGTTGTTAACAGCACCTACTCCAGCAGATACATGTTATAGTTAATTAACCGCTTTACATTTGGGGAAATGTATTGTGGGGTACCTATAAGGGAAAATAGGTGAAGCACGGAACATGCAAAAAAGCCCCCGCTAATCAAGATTTCTCTTGACGGCGGGGGTCTTTTGTTTAAACAGTCTTAAGTTATTTAGAACCTAAACCATATTCTCTTTCGGTTTTATCTGCCCACTTAGCAAGTGGACCTGCGATTGAACCAATCAAGATTGCATACTCAGGTGCTAGGTCAGCAGCAAGGGCTAATCCCATTGTGATTGCTGAGGCTAGTACTGCACGAAGGTAAGACTTAAATGCAGCCTTAGTCTTTTTGCTTTTTAGTTTAGCGATTAGGTCTTTCATGTTTTGCCTTTCGTTTAAATTGCTGGCTTTTTTTTTGGATTACTGCTTATAGTTTCAGCAATTATTTGTTTGGTTAGGCTTGGTTGATTCTTCCACCAGAACCAAGGGCTGGTATCTTTTGCGAACTCTGGTCTAATGGAGATATGCAAGTGCTTGTTATGCGGATTGCTACCCGTATATTTTCTGTCACCTTGCTTGGATTTTTCCCTTGACCAAATCTTTCCACAGAAGATGAGGTAATCAACTCTGTCGTCATCTTTGAATTTCTGAAATAACTCTTTGCAGTCAATACCATGCTTTGGGTCATGTGTTAAGTCTACTGCAAGACCTGTGTTATGGTCGGAATTAGGGCTGGCTTTGATGTGAGCAGCAGAAGGTAGTAACCCATCAGATGCTTTCTTTCGTAATGGGGATAGAGCAGTAGCCTGTCTTAACACAGATATTGCTGCTGGACTTGCGACCTTAGCAATCTTTGGTTTACTCATATCTACTTTCTTAAAGCCTCTTTAACTAAGTCTGTTAGTAATTCCACTTTTAGTTCTAGCGCATTGACTGTATCTTTTAAACTGCTGCCACCATTGGGTTTAAGTTCTGATAAATAATGTTTTGTTAAATGTTTTACACCCACGGCACTTGCGCCAATTAAGGTGGTTACGGACACGGCTAATGCAGCCCAATCAGCAGGGGTCACTTCATACTCCTTGTATACTAGACAACGGTTCTTGCGGTTATTTGTAGGATTCCACCCCAACCAGTGAAGTTACCGTTTGGTGGTGTTGTTCTTGTAAATGATACTTGCTCTATCACAGCCTCAATAGGTTCACCAGCAGCCGTGAAATCTTGGATGATTACAGTTTCGCCTAACGCTTCCATTTGTTCAAGCGCTTGAAGTCTATTAAGTGCATATCCTTGATAGCCCATAATGTTCTTAAGGCGGTCACGCTCAGAGTCAAAACAAAAGAGAGGGAACTGTATAAGACGAGCACGGGTAGGAGTAGGCAAAGCCTTAACAGAATAGCCAGACATAACAGCACCCGTAGTAGCGGTGGTTGAGTTGCGATTAAGTCTGAACTTAAACTGCGCTTCAACATTAACATCGTTGAAAACTGAGGATAAATCGTAGTCATAATCTGTTGAACTTCCTTGTATTATCGTTCTAAAAAATGTTGCTTGCCCATTTACCACACGAAAAATATCAATGTTTCCTTGCATTGTTGCTTCGGTGCGAACTTTAATACGCTTCCATGCTTTATTCTCAAGGGTTTCATAACGAATAATACCTGTTGTTAATTCACCTGACTCTAATAGTTCAGTAGCATGTTCAATAAACAAGCCATCACCATGAACACAAAAGGCTAAGCGCCCATCACCCAGGTTAGCGACACCCTCAACTTTACCTGTAGCACCTTCTGCATATACATCTGTAGCGTGGGCGTAGGCACCACCAGTTAATGGTTGTGATAAATCAACGCGGTAGATACCAGAGTTACCACCAACACCTGAGTCAACTCCTGCGTAAACATACTTGCTATATGCGCTCATCTTGTATACGCCTAATGAAGTTGTAAATACAAGTGGACCGTAGGATAGGTCGCCATTGTCGCTGGCTATTGCAACTCTTAATCCTTGGCTTGTTCCTAAGATAATGTAGGTTCCAAGGTAGCCAAGCAAGCCAGTAATTTTTTCTCCACCAGGTAATGTAATTACGCTAGTTAAAGTATTTAAAGTTCCATCATCGGCTACTGTAATCTTGTATACATTGCCTTGCTCACCTGAGAATCCACCTACATATATGGCAGCACCAGCCTCAGCAATAGCCCTGAAAGTGTATCCAGTAGGCAATGTGCTACTTCCATTAACTGGAGTAAGCGTGCTCAGGTTAATTGATGAGCCAGTGTTTCTATTTATTTCATAGACAAATGTGCTCTTAGCGGTATTATGAAAGGCAAGGATAAAACGGTTCTTAACATAACCAATAGTTCCATGTTCAGCATTGGCTGTGTTAATTGCATAGTCTTGGTGTAGGGCAGGAGTTCCCTCATCAAATGAGTAACGCCATACTTTGGTAGGGGTAACCATCATTAAATCGTTACCGCCCATAGTTACTGCAATAATGTTTTCAGTAAGAGAGGTGTTGTTTACAATGGTAGTTTCTGCACCATCGCTTACTCTAATTCTTACAACACGGGCTGTTTCAGTAGATGCATACTTAACCAAGATAAGATATTCAACATCACTAATAATTGTGTTGAACACACGGCTATCACCAGTTACTGCTTCTTGTAGTGAAGTTCTACGGTGTAAAGATATTTGTCCTGGAGTCCATGGGTTTATACCTACTGAAGTGTCAAAGCGAAAGCGTGCCTCATCAAGGCTACCTACGATTGGCTCTTGAAATGGGCTACCTGAACCTAAATGAAATGATGACTGAGAGCGAATCCAATATCCTGAACCTGATAAAGATTGCTCGCCTGGGTCACGGAGTTGGTCAACACGGGCTGTACGAAACTCAGCAGTTTGTCTACGGTATGGAGTGTTGTCTGTAATAGCATAAATGAAAGGCATACCACCAACAGCAACATCATACTTGTATGTGGTTGGGTCATAGTATGCGGAGATGCGACCTGATAAATCAACATATACGCGTTCGGATATATCTGGTGCTCTACTGTCTGCCATGCTTCTCCTTAATTAAGAAAGTAAAAGTTAGTTATTCCACACTTGGGGTGGATTGTTCCGCTTCTAGACTTTTGAGATACGCCTGATAATCAGAGTTAGCAGGGTCATCTGTAAAAGAATAAAGTGTTCCATTTTCTAAATAAGAAATAACAAGTCCATAAGGGGTTTCTTGAGTAGTATATTTTTTCATTTATAACTCCGATGAGAAGGCGACAAAAGCCGCTGTGTTTGTTCCTGTGCTTACCATTCCAGACTGACCAGCAGTTCCAGAAACCTGTGCACTATTAGACATTCCTGCTACTGTTGTTTTCGCTTGGTAAATAGTAAAATCATTAAAACTATCTCCGCCACTATTTCGGTCAAAAGTGTAGTAATCAGTTCCTGAAACAACCGATAAAGTAGGGGCAGTTCTCATAGTGACGGGAAAAGAAACTCCAACATATAAAGAAGAAGCACTATAATAAGTTCCAATTCCAATAAAATGAGAGTTGCTTTCAGCAAGTTTGTAGTAATACCTCTGACAAGCGGCTAACTCGCCTTGGATTGTGCCACCTGCTCTGCGAAAAGGCAAAGCAACCGAACCCACATCAATCTGAACACCTGTGATGAAAATTGTGTGAGTGTTTGTATTGTTAATTAAAACTAATAAACCTTTTTGTACATCTGCTGGAAGTGCCGAAGTAGTAACGGAATACCTTGCCCAAGATGAGCCAGGATTAGCAGACATCTCCAAAGCCGAACCAATTTGAGTTACAGAAGCAAAGTTATCTGTTGCAGATGGGTAATAAATGTTTATGCCTAATGCACCTGTACCGCTTGTTTTTTTAGCATAAAGCGAAATGGTTACTACTTGACCTATTAATTTTGTAGATTCTGCCGACTCAATCCTTTGAGCAATAGATTGCGTTCCTGTACCTACTAATTTTGCTGAATAATTAAAGTATGGAGTAGTTGGAACATCTGTATCTCTTGTAACTGTAAGGCTTGTGTTTCCTGTGTTGACCCATCTATCCATAAGATAAACATTATTGGCAACAGTGAACGAAGTGCCACGCTGCCAAACATCCATACCGCCATTGATAATTGGATTGCTCAAACCTGTTTGTGTGTAGCGCAAACCAGTTGCTGCGGAACTATCCGCGACAAGTGTTTCTCCTGAATTTCCAACGGCTAATCTTGCAGGTGTATCTGCTGCAGTAGCAGCAATGATGTCACCTTTAGCATCTACGATTGTAGGGTTAATGGCAGAGGCAGCAGTGATGTAGTCAGGGTGTCCGTGTGTACCAGTACCGATTGGATACCACACATTGTCTGTAGCATCCCAGGCATAGCCTGGTCTAGGGGTATTAGAGATTGTTGCCATTGGCTATTGCCTCCTGTTGTGCATCGTAGGTTGATTTGAGCATTGAGGTAAACTCACCATTACCTCTGTCGATAATGGCGTGTTCAACTTCTACGCCATCCATACCTGAAACTTTAATAAAAGATACATTGTCCATTGTTATAACTCCGCACTTAATCCTAGATAACCTGTTGAACCACCATTATTTGCCAACCAATAAACTCTACTTGTAGTAAGCCCTGATGCTGTAAGCGTGATTCCTGTAACATTAGTGCTTGATGAACCTGCCGCTATCGCCAAAGATGATGCTGCATAAAATGCAACGCTTGGCAATAGTAGTGCCAATGCTGTGTAATCAACTGAAGTGGCGATAGTTCTCATTGGTACAGGATTTATAATTTGAACAACTGCGGCATTAGTAGCATTTGCAATTGCAGTTCCATAAATAGTTTCATTTTGAACTGTAGTTAAACGCCAGTAATATCGCTGGCAAGCAGCAAGTTCACCTTGAATAGTTCCAGTGGCTGTTTCAAATGGAGTGGCGGTTGAACCTAGTTCTAACTGAACGCCAGTTACTTCATAATAATCATTAGCACCAGCAGTTCCAGTTGGCGACCATTCAAAACCAATCGCTATTTGTGTTTGAGTTGCAGTTATTGTTCCTGTTACTGAAAATCTTTGCCAAGTAGTTGTTAAGGTTACACTAGGAGAAGCAACTGTATTCCATCCACCAGCCCACACACTTGAATCAGTTGTTGTGTTTGACCAAATTGTAGGCTTTAGAATACTAGAAGTAGGACTGTAATTTGCACCCGCTCTAGCATAAAAAGATAAAGTAACTGTTTTCCCAACTAAGGGAATACTATTTGCAGTTTCTAAACTTTGAGTATAATATTGAGTTCCAGTTCCTGTTTGTCCTGAATTTCTTTGTATGCGAGTACAGTATTGAATACTAGGTAAATTAGTTGTATCGCTTACAGATTGGCGTGAAATGGTTGTTGCTTGATTTGCTCCAGTTTCCATTTGAAATCTATCTGCACCAAAACCAGCAGACCTAGTTGTAGATGCAGCCATAGAATTAGTTGTACCACGTTGCCAAATGTCCATACCACCATTGATGATGGCGTTCTTACCAGCAATATTAGGAGATATTGGACCACCACTAGCAGTCTGTGTGTCTGCCGTATTTCTTGAACGAGCCATATTAGTTTCCTCCTTTAGGAATACTTGGGGTGGATTGTGCCGCAATCATTTCATCATAAGTAGATTTCAGCATTGACGTAAAGTGATTTTCACCTAATTGAATTTCAACATATTCAAAAATTTGGCCATTATTTTCAATTTCGTATATTCTCATTATAACTCCGCACTAAATCCAATGAAGGCTGTTGTACTATTGTTTCTGGTAAATTGTGAAAATTGGGTAGCAGTCATACCACTTGATGTAAATTCAACCCAAGCCACATCAGGAGTACTCACAATAGCCTGCAATGAAGCGGCTGTTGCTGTAAAAGGGGCTCCCCAATTTAGTATTCTGGTTGTAGAAAAGGCAGAATAATCTAAAACACTCGGAGTAACGCGCATCCTCACTGGAAGTACGAACATTACTTGAGATTTAGTCGTGGAATCAGTATAACCGCTTGTACCTAGAACGCCATAAAGTCCACCAGTTCCATCACCTGCTCTCCAATAATACCTTTGGCAAGCGGCTAACTCGCCTTGGATTGTGCCGGTTGCGGTTTGGAAGGCTGTGGCTGTTGAGCCTGCTTCTAATTGAAAACCCCACAAACTAAAGGTATTGTTATTTATTCCAATACTGCCAGTATTTGCATTATATGTTGAACCAGCAGACAGCCATACTCTTATGGCTAAATAACTATTATTATTTGTACCAAATGTTTTACCAGTAACTGAAGGCACAGTAAAAGATAATGTATATCTAGCATAACTTGTAGAAAGAGTAGATTGACCTATTAATGTAGTAACTGCGGCAGACGGCGAGCCACCTGTGCCAAAGTTTTGAACAATTTCAGAAGCAATTTGAGGTGTACCTGATGCGCTTTTAGCAAAGAAAGAAAGGGTCGCAGT